AGGATTGTCAACCGGCGCACCATGAACATCGTCAGCGGGCATCAGCGTGTTGCGGCGATGGATTCAATCTTGCGTACAGAGGATTACATGCTTAGCGTGTCCATGGTGGACCTTGATGAGCAGGAAGAGATCAAGGCAAACGTCCTTCTGAACAACCAAGGCGTCATGGGCGAGTGGGACGTTGATAAACTTGCCGAGCTAAAGGAGCTGATACCCGGCGTCGATTTCCTTGACGACCTGGGATTCGATCAGGCCGACATGGATGTCATGTTCGCCGGGATGGACAGCCTTTCGTCTTTCGATACACCGGAGGTCGAGAAGTCCGAGGTTGAGAAAATGGCCGCCGTTGACGCCTTCAAGGCCGCAAAGAAGTCCCAGCGCGACAAGATCCACGCTCAGGAAGCCGAATCCGGGGATACATGGGCAGTGGCGAAGGATGACAACTTGCTGACAATCGTATTCAACACCAACGCCGAGAAGCGTGATTTTATGAAACGGGCACGCCGGGCACCAGATGAGAAGTTCGTCAAACCGTCGGTATTGTGGGACATCGCCGCAGGAAAGATCAACTTATCGGGGAAAGCAGAATGAAAGCCAAAAAAAAGCCCGGACCGCCGAAAGGCACCGGGGGCCGACCGGCAAAGAAAATCGATATGGAGCAAGTAGATAAGCTATTGGCCATACAATGCACCGAAGTGGAGATAGCGGCATGGTTTGATATGTCCATTGAACTTCTGAATCAAAAGATAAAGCTATATGCCAACTGTACTTTCTTGGAGTATTCGACACAAAAGAAGGCTAAAGGGAAAATAAGTCTTAGAAGATCACAGATCAAGCTTGCTTTGGGAGATGAAACGCACCCGCCAAATCCTACCATGCTGATATGGCTGGGAAAGCAATACCTTGAACAGGCGGAAAAAAGCGAGTTTGCAGGACCCGGCGGCGGCCCCATAGGATTCAGGTTTGTTGACCCCCCTGCTCCAGATACCCAGTAAGTACCGACCCTTCATAGAGTCGCCCCGGACGCACAACGTTTTCGAGGGCGGACGCGGTGGAAGCAAGACGCGGACCATATCGGGGTTGCTTGTCGAGGTCATGAACCAGGCCCCGGTCAAGATCATCTGCGGACGTGAGATCCAGAAAAGCCTGAAGGAATCGTCATACCTTTCGATCAAGCAGGAAATCTACCGTCTTGGCTACGGCGACCGCTTCAAGCTCAAGGAAAACGACGGCGTTATCGAGTCGCATACGGGCGCGCGGGCAGTATTCATCGGGCTTCAACAGCACACGGTTGATTCGATCAAGTCTTACGAGTCTTTCAACTGGGCTTGGATTGAGGAAGCACAGAGCGTGTCGAAACAATCCCTTGAGACGCTTATACCCACGCTCAGGACGGACGGCGCTTTTTATATCAAGCTGGGCGAAAAGGATCATGCTTTCCCGCTGCGGATGTTCATGTACACCATGAACCCATATTCATGGGATGACCCGATCAACCTTGTCCTGCCGGAATCGCGCGGAGATGTCCGACGGATTCGCGTAAACTACCCTGACAATCCGTGGTTTCCCGATGTCCTGGAAGACGAGCGGAAAGAAGCCGAGCGTATAATGTCCGCTGAGGAATACGCCCGTATATGGCGTGGGATACCCTACGACAACGCCGAGCGGGCAATCATGCCACGGGCGGCGGTCATGGCGGCGATGAAGCGCAAGGTATCAACGGACGGCGGAATCGTGGTAGGGGCCGACATTGCACGGTTCGGGGATGACGCGACGGTATTCGTAAAGCGTCAGGGATTGCAGGTTACAGCCATTGAAACGATGTACAAGCAGGACACGCAGGAAGTGGCCTCCAGGCTATTCACCTTCGCCGAGGGTGGAAAGATCAACGTGGATGACACTGGGGTTGGCGGGGGCGTGACCGACCGGCTCAGGCGCATGGGAGCGAACGTATGCCCGGTGAATTTCGGGGCGGCTCCTATCGACAAGAAGAAGTACCCGGACATCATATCGGAAATGTGGTTCAACCTTGCCGAGCTATTGCCGACCATAGGGCTGAAAGAGGACAATGAGCTACTTGCCGAGCTTGCCAGCAGACAATTCAGGTACACGCCGGATGAGCGGCGCAAGGTGGAGAGCAAGGAAGAGTACAAGAAGCGCACGGGCAGGCATTCGCCAGACCGGGGTGATAGCGCGATTCTCTGTTTCTACCAGCCGCGAACGGTACGCGCAGGCCCTTCCGCTTCAAGGCTGGGCCTATAGTTGCGCTCCGGGGCGTTTTGGGTGTAGAATTAGCACATGATGGGGGTCCACATGGACGCAAAGCAGATCACCAAGTTAATCTCCGCCGACTCCGCGCGGGTTGCCAGGATCGAGAACCAACGGAAGTACATGCAGGGGCGGAACGTAGCCATCCTGGGACGGACTGCCCACGAGGAACCCGACAACCGGATCAGCATACCCATTGTCCGCAAGGCCGTCACCATCGTTTCGGGGTACATGGCCGGGCAGGACAGCATAGCCTATTCGACCAAGGATGAAGCCAAGCGCGGGATCAAGGGCGTGGTTGCGAAGGTCAAGGAAGCGATAACCGGGCCTTCCGACTACGTTGCCGACGTGCTGAAACCCGTTTTCGACTCGAACGACGAAGGGCTTACGACCCACGAAGAGTTCGAGACCGCCTGTGCGCATGGCCTGGCCTACGAATACCACTACACCGGGGACGGGGAAGCCCGTTTCGTGGAAGTACCGCCGGAACAGTGCATAGCAATATGGGATGACCAATTGCCGCCCATGCTCAAGGGCATGATCCGCTACTACAGCACCAAGGACGGCGAGAAAGAGGTCAAGCACGCGACCGTCTACGACGCGACTGTGATCATCCAGTACGAGGGCGAGAGCTACGAAAAGCTTGATGAAACAGGATGGGAGGCGCACGCATACGGGGAGGTGCCGTGGGCGATAGGGAAAATCACCCGCCGGGGTGAGAACCTGTTCGACCACGTGCTTTCCATCATAGACTTCCGGGACCGGATAGTGTCCGAGGACTACGCGAACGAGGCGCAACGGTTCAGCAATTCATACCTGTTGCTACGTGACCAGCTTTCAACCGAGCTTGACGAGCTTGGGCTGAACGAGGCCGACAAGCTCAGGGTAACGCGGACCTTCGAGGGGCTGGGGGATGACGTGACCAAGGCCGTCGCGTTCCTTGTCAAGAATATCCCGATAGACTTCATCAAGAACGCGGACGAGCTTTTCGAGCGGCTTTCGTATGACATGATGATGCTTTTCGACAACAAGGACCTGGCCACCACCGGGGAAATATCCGGAATCGCCCTCGCCTACAAGCTCCTGCCCTTCGAGTACGCGTCTGCCACCTATGAAGCCTACTTTTCCCGCTTCCTGCAATGGCGGATACGCTTGATCCAGAATGTGACCGGAAACCTGAAGGCACGGCCGCAGGACCGCCCGCAGGTGTCGATCCAGTTCACGCGCAACCTTCCCTTCGATATGCAGTCCGCCGTCGAGATGTTCTCGAAGGTGGCCGGCGCGAGCCTACCGATAAGGGTAGCCCTGAAGCTGTTCCCGCCCAGTCTAATACCGGACATCGAGGAGACGGCGCAGGAAATAGAGCGGAACATGGCAATACCGGACATGGACACCGAAGAGCCAAAGGAAGAGCCGGACGACGTAAATGCCTGAATTCCGCGACCTTGCCAAGCTCCAGGAATCTCAATTCATGGCTTGGGAAGAGCGCCAGAAGATCATCGACCGCGTGCTACTCGCAAACTACCGCGCCGCATACAAAGAGACCATGGCGCAGATTGCCAGCCTGTACGCCAAGGTAGGGCTTGACGATCCCGTCAAAGGCGTCTACATCCGCAAGGAAGATGCCATCCGGTACAACCAGCTGGGCAACCGCCTTGCAAACCTTGAGGATGAGCTGAAAGCCCTGGGCAAGAAGGGCGTGAGGCTGACCGAGGATAACAGCGCCCAGTCCATCCAGGACGGGTACTACCGCAACGCATGGGCCTACACGCAGACTGTAGGTATGGAGCTTGGAATCCCCGCCCTGCCAATCGACGCGATACGCGAAGCGGTCTATCCATCGTTACGTTTCGGGCCAAACAAAGAGACGGGCCTGAATCTTGTGTCAACGTGGAACAAGAATTCAACCGACATGCTCTACAAGACGCAAAGCGCCCTCATGCGTGGCATAACCATGGGCCAGAGCTACACCAAGATGGCCGGGTCCATCAAGACCGAATTCGACAAGGGGCTATGGCAGGCCATGCGTGTCGTCAGGACGGAAGCCGGTCGGTGCTGGTCCGAAGGGGCGGAAAAGTCCCATGAGGCGGCGATTGAGGCCGGCCTTGACGTCAAGAAGCGGTGGAGCGCCGCGCTGGACAAGCGGACGCGGATTGAGCACGCCCGTCTTGACGGGACCTATGCTGACAAGGACGGGCTATTCTGGATCGGGGGTGAAGGACAGCCACAGCCGCGCCTTTTCAGCGACCCGGCGCAAAGTATAAATTGCCGTTGCGCCGTTTACGACGTGCTGGAAGGGCTGGAACCTACCATGCGCCGTATCCGTGACCTGGAAGGCGATGACGGGTATTCAAGCGAGAAGGCAAAATCGCGGATCGTGCCTTATCAGTCTTTCGAGACATGGGCGAAACCGCAAGGATGGACGGCTGACAAGGGCTGGCCGAGGATAACGACTACAGCCGCGCAGGCTGACAAGGCGGTAAAGGCAACGTCAACGGCAAAGACGGTTGCGGTAAAGCCGTGGGGTGGTGAATACAAAGCCAAGCTTGCGTATGTGGAAAGCACGATCAGGCCGATGAAAGTGGAACACGGTGTGGTTATATCCGGAAATGGCGAAGTGGTTTCACAGAAAATAGGATCGAAAAAGAAGATAAGCTACACCCAAGAAGAGCTTTCAAAATGGTCCGGAAATACGTTCACGCATAACCATCCAGCCTCTAATCATTCTTTTTCGTGGCAAGATATATCCACCGGGTCAGGAGCCGGAGTTGTGGAAATGCGGGCAATTTCAACAAATTATGACCACAGTATGAAGCCTGGACCTGATGGATGGGGTCCAGGATGGTGGGAATCAAAAGGCAAGAGAGTTTTCAAGAGGATGGAAAAATTAACCACCGTTGAGCTATTCGAGAAAGACAGGGCCAAAGAATTCAAGAGTGAAACCGAAAGGGGCGTATGGTTTTACCATGAATTATGGAATAGGTTTGCGGATAAGACGGGTGTGGTTTACACAAGGACGGAGGCGACAAAGTGACAGGAATAGACGATACTTCCTTGAATATCATAAATACTATATGTATTGGATGCAGGCACTACGAAGGTGCTTGCGAATGCGCCGCCTTCCCCAACGGGATACCGGAAGAGATAATCGACGGGACGGTCGAGCACCGGAAGCCGTACCCTGGAGACAACGGCATCCAGTTCGAGGCTGAGGATTGACAGGCTGGCCGAAAGCATCATTAAGGGGGACAAGATGAAAGAACGGAACCGGGTAAAGCGGACGATATTCTATGCAAGGGTGCTTGCAGGATTGCAACGGATGATAGCGTCAGCCGATCAAAGACTAAGGAAAAAGATGCGGTTCGAGACTTTCAACACGTTCTCGGCAATCGAACAGGCTAAACTCATGGCCGACGGGTGGAAGCTGGTCTAACCGTGACCCTTGCCGACAAGCACGTGTGCGAAAGGATCGTTAAGAAGATCGAGGAGATGAAGGCGGCATCCGTCGAGGGGTGGATTGAGATCCACGTCTCGAAGGAAGGGAGGCCGGTGTCGATAGCGGTAAGGACCGTGGAGGCTATCAAAAACGATTGACAGATCGGTCATCATGGTATAGAATGGTTTTAGTTTCGGTCGGTTGGGGTGGATACCAAGCGGTCGAGTGTTACTGATTGCCCGCAACGCCGATCCACCGGCTGAGCGGGCTTTTTATTTTAGCGATCCTTCGGGACGCTACACAGGAGGCCATAATGGCTAAAGTTACTGTAAAGGCAATCGAGATGAAGCGTATCAACATCCAGCGGGCAACGATTGAGCTTGTAGGGGATTCCCCGCTCATTGTCCACGCATGGAGCGCAAAGGCGAAAAAGGAAATGCTGGATAAGCAGATGAAAAAAGCGGCTACCGCAAAGGCGGCGAAAGACCCGGAGCGCGACTATGAGGATGCCTTCTATCGTCTTTCCGACGGGACACCCGCTTTTCCCGTTATCGCGTTCAAGGCGGCGGCGGTATCGGCCGGGGGGCGGTTCTCTGATGGTCTCAAGATGACTGAGCTACGCGGATCATTCCATATCGAGGGCGAGCTTATAGCCATCCAGGGCGAACCGAATATGCGGGAGGATATGGTGCGCGTAGGGATGGGAACGGCTGACATACGATACCGTCCAGAGTTCAAGGCGTGGCGCGTCTCGCTTCCGATCCGTTTCAACGCCGACGCTATCTCGATGGATCAGATTGTAAATATCTTCAACCTTGCAGGGTTCGGGGTGGGTGTCGGCGAATGGAGGCCGGAGCGTGACGGACAGAATGGCATGTTCCACGTTGCGACGGAAGCGGATGATCAGGTCAAGAAGGGAAAGAAGTAATAGATCATAGGCATGGCTTGGCAAGGCAAGGCAAGGCATGGCGAGGCTAGGTTCGGCGCGGCAGGCAGGGCGGGGCACGGCGGGGCGTGGCTAGGTAAGGCAGGCAAGGCCGGGCGCGGCGCGGCGTGGCAAGGCCGGGCCGGGCGTGGCATGGCAGGCATGGAAATAAGATGGAGGCTCTATGGTTTACGAGTGGAAAGACGGATCAAGGGTCAAGGCTAAGGCTCAGGAAGTCGGCGAAGAGCTTGAAAGGATAGAGTACAAGGACGCCGAAAACGTGGTGGAGGCCGCCAGGAAATCCAATGGCGAGCTTCACAAATGCTTTGAGTGGAACGATGCCAAGGCCGGGCAGGAATACCGGAAAGAACAGGCAAGGTACATCCTGCGCATGATTGTCACTGAGGTTGAAAGCAAGGAGAGCGGGGAGACAGTCATTGTCCGTGTCCGGGCCTTCGAGTCTGTGCGATTCGCCGTGTCCGAGGGTAGCGATGATGCCGAAAAGACCATGACGTACATACCTATCCGCGAGGTGCTTGGGGACAAGGCCATGAGGGAGCAGGTTATCGGGAGGCTGATGACGACCATAGCGGAGGCCGAGCGGACGGCTGAAACGTATTCACATGTCGCCCCTGAGCTGAAAAAGACGCGAAAGAAGCTTCACGAAGCGGGGGAAACCCTGCGCTGATGTCCCGGCGTGGCATGGCTAGGCAGGCAGGGCGAGTCGTGGCAGGGCGCGGCACGGCGCGGCAAGGCAAGGCAGGCATGGCGTGGTAGGGCGCGGCTAGGCGTGGCATGGCTAGGCATGGCAAGGCAGGCGAGGTAAGGCGAGGCGGGGCAGGGCACGTCCGGGCAGGGCACGGCATGGCAGGCTAATTATACAAAGCTTGCATTATTAATATCCATGTGCTAGTATTATTCTGTCGATGGTCTAAAAATACGTAGGGGGAAACCCCGAACCGCTACACCCGAAAGGGAAGCGCTCACCATATTCCGGTAAATCGGGGTATGTGGAGCGCTTTTTTTATATATTCACGCGTCGCCGGGGCAACGTGGCGGGGCAAAGGAAACCTCATGAACCTGAAAGACATTATCGGGAAATTGCCGGAAGCCGAGCGGGCTGAGGCGGAAAAGACCATCCAGGACGCAATCACAGCCGCGAATCCGCTGGCCGGGGTTACGACCAAGGAACAGGCCGCCGAGTTCATCAGCAAAAACGCGCTTTTCAAGTCTGCCCATGACGCGGATATTTCCGTGAAGGTGGAGGACCACGACAAGCGGTTTATGTCCGACAAGCTACCGAAGCTACTGGACGCCGAGATCAAGAAGCTGACCGGACCTGAGACCGACCCGATCAAGCTCGAGTTGGCGCAGATCAAGGCTGAGAGAGCCACCGAGAAGGCCGAGGCGATACGCGACAAGCAGAAGGCAGTAGCCTTGAAGCTGGCCGCCGCCGAGGGAATCCCGGTAGATGATATTGACAGGTTTATAGGGGACGACGACACCAAGACGACCGAGACAACCACGGCCTACGCCAAACGCCTGAAAGCGTGGCGGGACGAGGCGGTTGAATCGGCGCTGAAAGGGAAGCTGGGAAACAACGGCATTCT